AATCTTGCTTTTTGTAAAAGACGGCAGTGATTTTATCTGGATCAAGAGGGATAGTTAATTGAGTTGTAGATTTCTTAAGCTTCTTCTTTACGCTTGGATCCAAACCATCATAAACCTCCTGATCTTCTTCTGTTTGCGGATGCTTGAGTCTTTCTAATTCATAATCCGTTAATACCTTATGGTAAACCCCAGCCGAAAAAGAAATATTTCCATTCATTTGGATATCTGCCGGATTGAGGATTGTGTACCTAGATGGAACAATTGCTTCAAACTCATCTGTTAGACCTTGGGGGCTCTCAGCTCCATAAGTCTTGGTGATTTTTAAAAAATCTTCTCTTAATAGCTTTGAATTAAATCTATGTATGAAAACATTTCCTGATCTATAATACTCCCTAAAGAACTGATCAATAAGCCCCTTAACTCCAACCTTATTAAAAAAAGCTTCAATAAACTCCTTCCCCTTCTTTGTGCCCCCCGTATAAAATAACTTGGTTCCGGAGAACTCAGTCATTAAATCAATAGTGTGCCTGAAGATCGAAAAATTATAATAAGCTTTTTGACAAAGGATAACGGCGTCCCTTATATTAAGAGAGCTTCTATTCTCGTAACTTCCTGAAAACTTGAAGGGAATCAGACCTTTGTCGATATTATCAAACCTGTTAGTTCTATCTATATTGACTGCAGCATTTCTTCTGCTCCTAGTAGTCATGCTCCCCGTGTCATGAGTTGCCAAGGAAATATGATCGACATCAGAGCCAAAGCTGGCCATAACAGGGGTTATAGAGGATAAATCTTTTCGTTTTACAGCCATAGCTTCTATATACTACGAATAGATACACTATTCATTCAATATAGTCTCTATCTTTTTACACTGTTCTTACGTAATCTCCACTTCTAAAAAGTGTTCCTCGGGATAGCGTGCCAGTGGTTTCTTTAGTGTGGCTAGGTAGGTCTACTATTACTGATTCTCCACTAACGACCACTGTATTCTTGGAGTACCTACCAATTATAATAACATCACCTTCATAGACTTCAAACAAAGGCAGTCCCGCAGCGTCGGTAGCCGAGAGGACGCATTTTCCATACTCAGAAGTATAAGACTGTCCTAATGTCAATACAGTGCCATCTGATTTATCAAAAGAAACGCTATCATCAACATTAAGATTTAAATCAATAGCCGAAAGATTTATCTTATCTTTGACTATTATTTTATTACTGAAGGTTTTATCCCCGGCAAATGTTTTGCTAAGATTTGAAATCTGGTTGACTTCTGTACTGAGTGCATCGCCAGTACTTTTAAGATTAGTTGTTAACGTAATAACATCTGTATCGTTAGTCCAAACTTGGGCCTGAAGGCTATCCCCAGTACTTTTAAGATTTGCAGTTAAACTATCCCCAGTTGTAGCTAGATCTGCCGTTAAGTCGTCCCCAGTTGTAGCAAGATTTGTTGTATGTATGAAGTCTTGAGCCAATAAACCTACGGTTTGAGCTTCAAGGGTTTTACCAGTTTCAATAAGATTAGATGCAAGATAAGATCCTGTATTATCTAATCTGCCACTCAATATCCCGCTTACTCCCGTAGTGAAGTCAACTAAATGGCCACTGGCAATTTGCCAAGATCCATCCTCGGTGGTCAAGAAGCCGGAAGGGTTAGCCTCTGACCAAGAAGTTTTAGTTAGGGGGTAGTAGGTTCCGGTTGCCGCCACGTCAATAATATGACCAGACAACCCCACTAAGTCCAACTGACTAATTTTTATATTATTACCCGGCATAAACCAAATTAAATTACACTTTAATAAATCATCACGGGATCAAAAGTATGCGAAAGGGTCTCCACCTCCTGATTCATTATGTCATTATAACATTTTATTCCCCAGTTTCCTAACATGAATGCGGAGTAATTATCCTTTCTAGCCTTATTAGGAGAACTCGATTTTCTGAGGTGTAATGGGAGATCAAAATTTTGTGATCCTCGGGCAGTTGTGGTAAACTCAACCAATGTGCACTGTTTCTTTGTTTGAAATATCAGATCATCTTGATGGTCTATTAGATCTAACGTTGTCCACTTTTCTTTATCATCGATAAAGATTAACTTCCTTGGGAGCTTTGTGTTTATGACTTCATTGAAAAAGCTTTCATTTGCCGCGGTTCTAGACGCGAACCAAACTTTTTTATAATCGATGCAGGCCTGAAGATGCTCATTTCCTCGCCTAATGAAGTTGCTTGTGAATACCTGCTTGAAGACTATTCTTTTATCTTCTAGATTGTATTGGAGCTTTGCGTCCCTAATCATTTTAACATAATCCTCGCCCTCCTTATCCGTCTTGAAGTCCAGATCTTTAAGATTAAAGCCTAATCTTTTAAACTCTGCAGACTCATTGCAAGTATCAACAAAGACGTCAGCTCCCGCATTGTCAATACATATAAATACAACATTGAACATATCCAACAAATAAGTTAAATATTTTACATGCTTACTTAAACTACCGAGTCCTTGATAGCTATGTACTAAGGTTCCCTGCCCTGTTTCGTCATCAACTTCCATAACGGCTATCGCAAAGAAATCAGCACTTGGGCTGTCGCTAAGATTGGGGTCAATCCCCAACACGTATTTTTTTTCAGACTTCCCTTGTAGAACGGTATGAGGTCTTTCATCAATTTTAAGCGTGCATCCTTCCATCTTCACGGCGCTAAAATAACTATCGCTTCCGTCAGTGAAGTGGGCGCAATATTCCCGTTGAAAAGATGAGTGGGATGAGCCCCCGCTAGCAGCCTCATCAATAATCGTCTTATCAATCATTTCTTCAGGTAAAGCTTGGTACCCCAATTGGGATACGAAATAACTAGATGTTAAATCATCCTTCTTTGACTCTATTTTTCCTATCCAATCCTTGTATTGTTTATAACAATTTTCAAATGTATACGAAGCGGAAGAGAGAGCTATCATTTTTGAATTATTTTCAAATTTAATCCTCTCTTCCTCTTTCATGTCTCCGCTCTCTATTAATTTATCTTCAGTTTCTCTTATTCTAATTCTCTCATGTATGTCTTGAGGAGCCACCAAAAAAGGCATGAGTACTGTTTTTATGATTTCTTCTGGAAGAAGCAGGTACTCATCCAGTACCAAAACGTTAGCTCTGAAACCACGAATCTTTTCCCCACTCAAAGGTATCGCAGTGATACTTCCGCCATTTATAAGCCATTCAAATTGATCGTTCCTCCTTGTCTTAGCTCCAAAGCATTGCAGTAAAAGTTCTGCATCTTTTCCTTGAACTATCTTTTCTAAATTGTTAAATATAAACCTTGCCGTTCTGAACGTAGGTCCAGCTATAAGTATTTTCGTGTTTGGCACAAAAACGCACTGCAGGAAACAGTAGACGGCGGCAATGAATGATTTCCCGCAACCCCTTCCCCAAATACACATATTAAAATTTCTATTGAAAAAAGCTTTGAGAGTTATCTCTTGATAAGCCGCTAACTTGATTCCCGAAACTAGCTCCGTAGTGAATCCCAAGTTAGATCTCAGAAATTTAGCAAGAGTTATCTTAGCCTCCTTATCCTCTAGGTCTCCGTCGATCCTAAGAAGCTCCTCATTGATATTGGGAACTTCTTTTTGTTCATATTTTTCAGGACAATACCACATTACAACAATTTTAAATCATACGCTAACTGTAGGTCAATATCTCTACACCTTCCTTGGGAGAAGAGGATTTTCTTAGTTATCTCAGACGCTTCCTTTCTGCCTTTAACAAACAAAAACTGAACAGACTTATACTTCTGAATTATCTCCCTCACATTTCTAAATATATACTCGGGAGTAGCTTTTATTTTTTTTGACACATAAGGGAGCCTGTTGAAAACGCTACATTCACTTAAGCTCCTCTCCACTAAAACAACTACGTAAGCCTCAGCTTCTTCAGCCTTCTGAATTTCTTTATGAAACCTATCTAAGCCCCCGCTCATCGTTCCTACGAAGTCACTCAAGGACTTCCTCTCTATGTAGCAATTACCAGCGACCTCTGGGTCATCCAAGGTATAATCTCCGAACTTTAATGTCCTTACCTCTATTGGGTGACTCAACTTAAGGGGGAGCTGTTCTCTTGAATCAACACTGATTAAATATTCCTTTGAGATCTTTTCTGAAAGACAATTCTTAGATAAAGGAAGGGTATCTGAAAATCTATTTTCCAAATTCAGCTCAGAGCAAAGTTTATAATAGTTTCCATGAATTAGATTCAAGCATTGAATAGGAGGAAACATGACAGTTCTTAGCTCTACTTGAGTTGGGGAGTATTTTAATTTTTTCTTTTCTGCCCTTACTTGAAGTAGATTCTTTGTGTATTCCCTTGCATTTTTAGGAGACTGCTCGTTAAGCCATTTTTTCATATTTGGCCTAGTGTTAAAATCAGTTGAAAAATAATAATCTTTATTTTTGAACTTAATTAGATCCCCAGAGAAAAGATCTCTACGAGGAAAAAATTTTTGATAATATTCTGCTATCCGTATCTTATGCTTCCTTAAATGAGGATGAAGACTCTGCTCGCTCTCAAATTCGTCATCACATATTTTACATTTAACCATTTAAAACCTCATCTTCAGAAAGGCCCATTACTCTAGCTTTTACCTCGTCCATCGAAGTAAGTTTTTCCACTTCTTTTTTGAGAGCGCTCTTCCTTAATTCCGCAAGTCGAATCATTTTTTTCCTTGATTCTTCTTCCTTCCACATTTCAACTAAATTAAGAATACTTGCGGTCTCCTTTATTTGCTTACTTAACTTAGCGCTCCTTTTCTCCTTTAGGCTTTCGAGAAGCTTCTGCTGTCGGTTTACGCACTGATTATACTCCGTTTGCCTTGAGCTTATTGCCTCAACTAGACTCATTGATATCCTCCTTCCTTCAGTATCGTCAGCTGTATCATCCAGCATATTCTGAAGTCTCTCTACTCGCTCCTGAATGCTTGAAGCAATCACGACCTCAGCAGACAAGAGTATGTATTGATCCACTTCTTCCTGTGTTAAATCATTTTTATCATAAGTATAACGAACGAAGGAGCTTTCAAAAAGTTCCCTGTCTGTATTACCGTTGTAGCTGTTTATTTGGTGCGAGAATCTAAAGGTGTGAAGATAACCGATTATAGACTTGATATCCCTTTTTTGCTTTGGGCTAACTTTCTTTTCATCTATCCCGTCTAGAACATATCTGTTAATTCTTTGAATCATCCTCAAGTCTGTTTTGGGAGGCTTATATCTGTCAGTTGAAGCCTCCTGAGGGTCCTCGAAAGTTTGAACCCCTTGATCCTTGAGGGTTTTTATGTATTTGTTTACTGTCCTAGTTTCTATATTGAGGTTAGAAAGCGACTGATCATCAAATATTACCTTAGCCATCTCTGCGCCATTCATTGTCTGGACGTTGTTAGCTATGTATTCCTTTTGGCTTTCTGTTAACTCTGTTTTGTTTACTGGTTGATACTCGTGCGAGCCCCTCGCCTTTAATTGACGCGAGGCAAGATAAGCCTTAACCGCTCTCCCCTCCTTACTTCTTCCATCTTTCCCTTTGAAGCCCGCTACGTCCTGTATGAGCTCGAGAAGAGAAGGGGGGTCGTCTTTTCTACTATTCCAAGTATTAAGGAGATCAAGCTTTTGCTTGTCGGTAAGTTCTGGTAACTCTTGAGAGCTCATTTGATTAAAGTATTAAATCCAACTCATCATCACGTAAACATTTTTTGAATTTGTTTATTATTGATTTTTGAATATTTCTTAATTGTTTGTACCCGGGGGATCTATTTTTTTCTGTTGTTTTGAATCCTAACATTTTAGCTATCTCGCGCTCTTTAACATTATTAATATAGAAATGAAAATAAACTTTCCATTCAACAGGCTTAAGAACCTCTTTCATCCTTTGATGGATCTTAACTAAATTAAATTCATCAAAAGTATTTAAAGAAGATATATTTTGTATTTCTTGAACATGGTTATCTAACGGGACGGTGATTTTAAGATCATAAGCGCTTTTTTTTCTTTTTAACCAAGTTTTAAACAAAGGGCAAACATCGCACTGTTCTTTGTATATAGCACAGCCATCGTCTGGCTCTGCAGCCGCACATTTCAAACATGGTCTAGCATAATTTCCATAATTATTTCTAATTATGTTTTTAATTTGATTAGAAATTATTCTGTTAAGCCATGGGCCTAAGGGTTTATTTTGATCAAATAAGAACCACTTTTTATATATATGTATTCTGAGTATCTGCGAAATATCATCAAAATCCATCCAAGCAATAGAGGTTAAAGTCCATTTGCTTTTCCTTTTTCTTATTTCTTCATCTATCTGATCAATATGATT